GCTTGCCAGGAATGTTGCTGCCGGCAAAAGGGGGCAGAGGCTTGTTAAGTGGAATACCGGCAACCAACAAATAGCCAGACAAAACAGGAAATATAATAAAGTTCTTTCTAAGGCATACGGAGTTAAACCAGGGCAGGTTTATGACGGAGGGAAAACTATAAAGTTTGACCCATTAAAAAAGTGGAACCTACACTCACCATTTGCCCACCTAGCAAGAATTGGCGGCGCTGGAAAAGCCTCTTTTGCGGACATAAATACAAATGTAAAAAACACTCCCCTTATGTTGCATGAACTTGCACACAGAGAACAATATGTTAAGGGCAAAACAGTTTTTAAGGGAAAGGCTTGGGACAGGATAAGCAAAACCTATGAAAAATCTCTTTTTAAGAGCATAAACCTTAAGCATAGGGGTGTTGAGCCATCCCACAAAGATTATCAGTATTTTAAGGGGAATGTGAAGCTAGACAAGGCAAAGAGAAAGCTTGCCAAAAGAATTTCTGTAGCGGCGCAAAGCGCATTTCATAAATCTCGGTATAAGGCTCTTGGCGTTGCAATAGACGCAAAGAGAATAGGCATGGAGCTTGAGGCAAACGCCAAGGCAGTTAAAATGGCATACAAGCTAAGAGGCAAAAAGTTTGCTGTAATTACCGCAAAGGCAATGATTCCTAATGTTACCTCGAACCTAAAAGGGCCAGCCATTAAGTTAACAAAATATGGCTTAATAGGAGCTGGCGCTGTAATAATTGGCAAAAGCCTATTAGATAAGCCGAAGCGCAGGAAGAAATAATGGCATTTTTCCAAGACCCTACAGTTACAGACCTAGTTCAGTCCACTATTGAAAAGGTGGATGCTATGGAAGAGGCTCAGCAAAAGAGGCTTCTAAAGGTATTCAGAAAGACCAGAAGAGAGCTTCAGGATAGGCTTTTGACTATTCCAGAGGGCACATTTACAGAGCAGCAGCTTCGAGTCACATTAGTTCAGGTTGATGCTGCTATTCGAGCTATTAACCGAGATTTGAAGGATGGAATGGTAGACGCTGGCGAAATTATGGCCACAAAGGGCATTTCGACCCTGGTTTATGAAATAGAAAAAATGAGTAAGTATTTTGATGGATCGGTCACTCCCCTAAACATGAAGGGGATTCTGGCCGCTACTGATCCAAACACATTCTTAGTGAATAAGTACGAGGCAAGTCTAGACGCTTATTCTGAGGCCCTAAGAGCCCAAATTACAGGAAATATAGTGCAAAGTATGGCTATGAGGGACACTCAGGAGAGAACTGTTAGCCGCCTTGTGTCAGATGTTGGAAAATACTTCATTGGTGAAGAGTGGAAGCTTAATAGGCTTGTCCGGACAGAATTGCACAATGTTTATAACTTCTCAAAGATGCAGGGACTCGGACAGATTCAGGAAGAAACTATCCCAGACTTAAAGAAAGCCTTAATGCACCCGATGGACAAGAGAACGGGTGAAGATTCAAAGGAATTAGCAAGAATGAATCCCGTGGTAGACATTGATGAGCCCTTTAGGTTTAATTGGAAAGGAACAGAAAGGGTTTTTCAATTTCCACCGGACAGGCCGAATGATCGCTCGATCTTAGTCCCGTATCGTGAGGAATGGGGAAAACAAGCAGCTACTTTCAGGAAAAGTGGCTAAAATAAATTTACAATGGCCAGGTGCCATAAGGAGTTACAGTTATGAACGCAGAGGCGACTACTGAACAGGTTTCAGAACAGCAAGCCGCTACAGTTGAGCAAACAGCAAAGACTGTAGAGACCACTCAAGAAACTACTGATTCTGGTAATCAGGATCTTGGATGGACTGATGAGCAAAAGACTTATATTGAGTCTTTGCGAAAAGAAAACGCGAAATATCGCACGAAAAGTAAAGAGTTAGAAACTCAATACAATACTGTGAATGAGCGATTTTCTAAGATGGAAACGGGTTTAAAGAGTATGTTCGGTGAAGGCGAAGAGGAAGTTCCTCCAGAGCAGCAGCTAGAATATATGCAGGCCCAAAATGAAACTTTGATAATTAACAATGCCTTAACTGAGGCTGCGTTAGAGTACGGAATAGGAAAAGATGATTATCCTTATTTCAAATTTTTAGTCCAGGAAAGACTTGGTAGCCTTGAAGAAGGTGAAGAGCTTACGGAGGAAGATTTGGATGGAATAGCACTAAACGCCCGACGCGGAAAAACTGCATCCTCAACTAGCGTTGATGGCGGCGGCCCTGCACCGGAAACTGCTGGTGGCGTGACTTTGGAGCAATTCTCAGAGATGGGAATTAACGAAAGAAGTCGTCTTTTTACTACAAACGAGGCTCTATATAAGCAGCTAGTTACCCAGGAGAGATCCTCGGCACGGGCTAAAAAATAGGAGATTAGAAAATGGCAGCTACAGTAAGTACGGACTTTGTATTCCAACCTAAAGTATGGAAAGAGCACATTTCCGCATATTTCAGAGATAAATTATTATTTGGCGCTATTGCTATGAGTGATGACACTCTTACGCAAGAGCCTGGAACCACAGTAAACTTCCCTTATTTCCAGAAGATTGGGGCAGCAGAAGAGCCTCTTGAGACCGCATCTCTAATAGTTGACAGCCTGTCAGATGACAGCTTTTCTGCAACTGTGAAAGAGGTTGGCAAGGCCGTGGGCATCAAAAAGAAGGCTTTTAAAGTGAGTGCCGCTCGTACAGAGCGCGTAATCATGGAAATCACTTCTCAAATTGGCCGAGTTCACGCTGAAAAGGTTGATAACGACCTTTTGACCGAGTTTTCTACTGGCGGTAACTTTATCGCTCCAACTTTAACTATTACTGGAAAGAATGTTCGATCCATCAATCAGGCTAAAGTTTTGGGATTCGGTGACCTTCATACTGATGCAATGGCTCTACAGATCAACTCGCTTGATATGTTAGACGTAACCAATGACGCTACTGCGGGATTCTTGAAAGCTGATGCTTTGGACCCAATGTATAACGCCCCTGGTTTTCGTGGTCGCCTTCTTGGTATGGCTATTTTTGAAACAGATAAGGTTCCTGCTGGAACGTCTTATATTCATAAGGCCGATGCTTATGGCTATATCTTAAAGCAAGATATGGAACTAGAAAGCGATTATGACATCTTGGCTCGTGAGTGGGTCTTTACTGGAAACCAATGGTATGCAGTTAAATCTTTCCACGGAAAGATCGACGCAGCAGACCTGAAAACCACTAAAGTAACTTACGTTTAATATATGGTGGGGGGCATTTTGCTCCCCATTTCTTGGGAGAGTTTTATGGGAATGATGCTGCGACGTAATAGACAAAAAGACGTTAAACCTGCTGAAAAGCCGGTTGAAAAGGCTCCAGAGCCAAAAGCTGAAGAGGTGAAAAAGCGTGGCCCTATCAAGCAAGCAAAAGCATAAGGTCGTTTTTTATCTTGGTTGGTCTGGTCTTACTCTTGTAAGCGGATCTACTCAGTACAATTCTGTAGTAAATGACAGACTTGGGGTGACCCTAAATACTGATATTGAGAATCTCGTAAAAGGGCTTTTAGAGCGCCTTGAAATGCTTGATGAAGCGTTGGATTCGGCAATTTGTCGTTTAGCGGCCTCAAAAGTCGATAATATAGATATGAATCCAAGGGAAATTGAGCAGCTCAAAAAGGAGCGGAAGCGCCTTATTCGTGAGCTGTCGGATCATTTGGATATTCCAATTGATAAATCTGGAGGAATGAATGTATCGGTGTCTGTGTGAGCGGCGGTAATCTGAGAGCTAGTCTAAGCGATTGCATAGACAAAATTCTCGGCGTTAGAGAGCAAATTGGCGCTCAATTGGCTGATGTTGATATTGTGGTTAGGACTTGGAGTGGTCAGAGGCAGGGAGATGGCACATATACAGATGTGGTCACTCGTCTTAGCCCAGCTCCTCAGATAGTCGATTACAGCCATAATATAAGGGTTACAGAAGCCGGTGCAGTTAAGTCGGGAGACTTAATATTAAGGGGCATTTCTCCGAATTATAGTGAGAGTGATCTTAAGACCATTACTTCGGCCAAAAATACAGAGAAGTTTTACAGGTTGGGGAAGAATTACTATACTTGTATTCATGTCAGGGAGCGTTTGGTGACCTGGGATGTTCATATTAGAAAAGTCAGTGAAGACGAAACAGAGAGGGGATAGAATGGACGGACAAAATAACGGCGATAAGCCAATGTCAGGTTTTTACAATAAGCCCGTTAAGAAAAGAATGGGTGGAGCTTCAGGAGCACAAGGTAATGGCGGCGCTTTAAATGGCCAAGCTGTTGCTGGTGTCTCTAATCCAAATGGTATCGAGCCAAAGAAAATTGGTGGTGGTATTCAGTTGGTTCAGGGTCCAGTGGAGCCAAAAGTAGGTAAATAGTGGCTGCAAAAGATAGCGGGAAGCCTAGATTCATTCGCAAGAATGGCAAGGTAATCCCTATCAGGTCTAAGGATGGCGCTGCTCCTAAAGGTGGTGGTAAGGCCAAAAAGAGCGTTAAGAAGACGCTCAAAGGCGTTGCTATGCGAAAAGAGGGCGCTAAATATATGTCTGCTACGGCCAAAAGGGACGATAAGCTGGCAAAAACAGGAAAGAAGGTAAGGAATGTTTCTTTGGCTGTTAGTGCTGCTGGCGCTCTTACTGCTGCCGTAAGTAAAAGGTGGGGAGGCGTTGGCCTTGCCGCTGCTGGGCTTGGTGGGCTTAGTGCTTTGATGAATCAGGGATTCTCTACAGGTAGGACCAACTCTGCAAAGGTTCGTAGAATGGCCGCCAAGGATCTTTCAGGTGGCAAAGTAAGGCAAAAGGATGCTCCAGCTCCTATTGGGTCGGCAACACAGAGGGCATATCTGGAATGGGCTCATATCAAAAAGAATAGTACAGGCTTCTAAATGGCCGCAAAGATATTCAAATACTTAAATGTAAATAAAATTAAAAAAGCAGCAGAGGGACTTGGTTCTGTTTATGGAACTGTTAAGGACTTTACTGGCGCTGGGATTGGCGATGCAGCAGCCTATATTGGCGAGTCTAGGAATAGAAAAAAAGAGGTTAGGCTTGAGAATTTCGCCCATGAGATTGAGGCTTTCGCTGGAGCCAGTGTTGAAGAGCAGAAGGGCGCTGTTGTAAGAGGCGTTATTAGAGCCTTTCCTGAGCTGGTTGGATCAAGCCCAGTGGATACTGGCGAATATGCGGCCAGTTGGGATCTTACTCCTACAGAAACTAGCATCATTTTGGGTAATTACTCGCCTCATGCGCCGATTATCGAAAAGGGAGCTAGACCATTCACTCCTCCTATTGGGCCTTTACTGGCTTGGGCTAAAAGAGTTCTAAAGGATTCCAGTCAGCCGCCGAACTACTCAAGTGAGGTTTGGGGTCTGGCCATAGGTACACAAAAGAAGATTGCCAAACATGGAATGGAGCCAAAACACGTTTTAGAGAATATGATTCCTGTAATACTTGGTTATATTGTTGAGGAGCTTAAGCGTGGCAGATAATACCACTAAAAATGAATCAATCTCCGAGGTGGTTCCATACCAACTAGGCAAGTATTTAAAGGATAATGTTCCTGGGGTTAAAGAATTTTATGATGAGTTTCCAAATGCCAGTCAATCATTCAAAATGCCAAGCGTTTCAGTTATTATAAAGAATACTGACTTCGCTCCACAGGCTACGCCATATCCAGCGGCACAAATAGGGCCAGGTGATATTACTAATAATAAGGCGAATTTGCTTTATGTGGTTGGAGACTGGGATTTTACGATCCAGTTAGACCTATGGGCAGGTTCTAAGGAAGAGCGGGATGATTTCTTTGACGCTACGTTTAATGCACTAAACCCAAAGATCAGTCCTATGGGATTAACCCTAGAACTTAGTGAGTATTTCGGGACATTATGTGATTATCTTTATGTCGGGCACAGTTTTTCCGATAGTGAAGAAAGTTCCCAAAAAGATGAATGGAGAGCTACACTTAATGTAGTTGCTACTTGCAAAGCATTACGAGACAGGAAAGAATTTATTATTACTGATACTGGAACGGCAAAAGACGTAGAAGATGCTGGAGAAATCAGCCCTACTGTAGTTGTAACGGAATAAAAGGAGACAAGGATGGGAATTTATAGAACGAATGATCCAACTCAATTTGATGATATTGATGGGATTGTAATTGATGAATCTGCTCCACCATCGGCTATATCCGGTGCGGCTGCAAACGTCGCAATTTTGGTTGGCCAATTCCAGAGAGGGCCATTAGAGTTGTCTTTGCCTCTTGGATCAATAGGTGACTTCCATGAAGTATATGGAAAATCCCTTTTGTCTGGAAACAAGCAATTAAAAAATAAAAAATTCGGTGCTTTGAGAATTATTAGAGCTGCTGCCGCTGATGCGATTAAGGCGACTCTAACAGTTGATGCAAAGCTTAAATTCGATGCAAAATCGGTTGGATTATACGGAAACAACATTCAAGTTACTGTTGGCGATGTGACCGGCGATATTGCTTCAGTTCCAGCGGTGGCTCAGGAAGAAAAATGGGATTTTGTAGGCCAGACAGGCAATGATTATGATGTTGTCGGCGCTGCCAAGAAACTTAATCTAGCAAGTGGCCTGGCCTATGTTTGGTTTAATGTCACTGATGGGGCAAATACTCAGACTGATCCAGGCGGAACGGGCACAGCAATTGAGGTCCAAATCTTAGATGCTGATACGGCCATTGATATAGCCTCGACAGCTAAGGACGCCATCAATACGGCTTCCGTGGCCGGTGTTGGAACAGCCACAGATGACGCTGTGAGCGCAATGGAAGTCCCTTACACTGTTGGACTACAGTCTGCTCCTGGTGATGCTGGAGATACTGGAACAACTTTTTCGATAACTGCTACAGGCGCAGCCCTAGTTCCTTCAGTAAATGCTGGATTTAAGGTAACTATTGAAGACCTAAACCCAGACGCAGTATTGCCGGTTGAGATTTACGATGGCCTTACGGCTGCCGCTCTTTCAACTGCTACATTTGCCGGATCAAGATTAGTTGATGTGACTATTCTTTCACAAGCTTCTGACCCAGCTAACCAAGTGGCTACTCCGCTGGCTACTGGATCTGACGGATCGCTTGTAGATACTGATTATGAGGCTGCGATTGTTTTGGCTGAAGAAGAGAAGGCTGGAAACGTCATTTTCTTAGATCAGTACAATGCAACAAGAAATGGCTACCTAAAGAGTCACGTTTCATCCACTCAGGATAAGATGTGTATTGTTTGCGGCCAGGCTGGTGACAATAAGGCGGCTGCGGTTGCTGATGCTGCCAACTACAGAGATGCAGACGGACGAGTGATATACGCTTGGCCTTATGTTCAGACTTCTATCAATGGTGTTTTGGAGCTTACTGCTCCTGCGGCATGGGTAGCGTCGATTTTCTCTCAGACAAGCCCACACGTTGCTCTTTCTTACACTGGAAACACTGGCTTCCTAGCTGGTATTACAGACCTTGAGTATAAGGAATCAAGAAATTCTTACATTTCCTTAAACGCTGCTGGTGTTCTTTGTCTTGAAAGAGATTTGGATGTTGGCTTCTTGGTCAAAAACGCTGTTACTACCCATATTCTCAACACTGAGAAGCGGGAAGTATTGCGACGAAGAATGGCAGACTTCTTAACCACTTCAATAGCTTATTACCTTAAGAACTACCAGAATGATGTTAACTCAAACGCCAAGCGCGACGAAGTTAAGGCTGCAATCCTTACTTTTGATGCTCTTTTGGTGGCTGATAAGATCCTTCCTGGGGCTCAAGAAGTTAAGAGCGGTGCTCCGCTGTTGGTTGATACCGAAAGCCTTAATACGGACGCGGTTGTTGCCTCTGGGCAGTTTAGAATTTTGTATAAACGAAGAATTTACAGCTCAATGAGATTTATCGTTCTCCAGGCAGAGATCGGTACTAGCGTTGTTGTAACAGAAGTATAAAGGAGAATTAAATGGCTAATCCTTCAATTAGAGGTCACAAAGGTCAGTTTAAGGTTTTTGAAAATGGCCAGTTAACCAATATCGTCGATATTACAAATGTCGATGTTAGTATGGACTCAAGTTTTTCGCGTACAATGTACGTTGGAAGACCGCTTCCAGAGGGCGATCAATCTGTTGAAGGTTGGTCAGGCTCTTGTTCGTTAGAAGTGAAAGATTCTTCTGTTGAAGAGTTTATTGATGCCCTGGTTACTGCGAATCTGAACGGAATTGGCGTAAGTGATTACAGCTTCATCACCATTGAAGAATATGGAAACGGAACTCGTAAATCTTATGTTTATTTTGATGTTCAGTGGAAAATGAGCCGCTCTCAAGGTGGTCTTTCAGACAAGATAACCAAGAAGCTAGACTTTCAAGCCTCTGGGCGACAAGCTTTAGATTAAGAATAGTTAAACAGTTACACAGGAGATAATGTTATGACCGATCAGGTTTTCTGCCACAAGCTCACTTTGAGCACTGGCAAGGTTGTTTTAGTTAGGGAGCCAAAAATCAGAGACCAAGAGCTTGCAGCTCAATTGGCTGGTGCAAAGGCTGGAAATGATAATAACTTGGCTGCCGCTATGCTTTGGCAAAAAGAATTAGCCAAACTGCTATTGATGAAAATAAATGATAAAGACCTGACCTCTGCCGAGAAAGAGAATTTAGACGATTTATTTTCTCTAAGAGAATATTCTGAAGTTTCTATGGCTCTTAAGCAGGTGGTGGGAGATGCAGGCGAGGGAAAGTTTCAGATGGAACTCGTGCCCGTTGGTTCACCCTAACGTGGATTAAGCGTTACACGAGTTTCAGCGTCGAAGAAATTATGAATATGACAAACGATCAATACAAGTCGGTCGTAGATGCTCTAAACGTAATTTTGGATAAGGAGTCTGGGAGGGGCGATTGATAGGCCAAGTTTTTACTGTACTTACCGAGTTTAAGTTTGAGGTTGGCGCTGCTGTACTTCAAACGGATATGCTTACAGGTGCAGTAAACAACCTATCCCAGAGTGCGGATAACGCTGTTACAAGCCTACAATATGCCGCCGCAAGTATTGTAGCTTCTTTCGTTGGCGGCACAGGCGGGGGAATATTAGGCGTTTTTTATAGCGCGATCATGGCCGCCGACAAATTCAAAAGCTCACAAATATCATTAGCCAATACTCTCACTCAGCCAGGGGAAACTTTTGCTTCTGCGATGGAGCGAGCTGGCGAAGCTATGGAAAGCATAGGCTCTGTTGCCAAGACGTTTTCTCTTCCTGCCGATTCTTTGCTTCAAATGACAAAGCTTTTAGGCCCGATGCTCCAGGTTCATAACTTGGCAGGACAAAACTACTCAAAGGCGATTGGTCTTGGTCGAAGATTCTTAAAGGCGGCTCCTATGCTTGGTGTTGATCCAAGCTTGGCAATGGGTCAAATGCAGGGAATCGTGGGCGGCCATACTGGTATGCACAGCACATTATTTCAAAGGCTTACTGGCGAAACTAAGACAATGGCTCCATTTATGGGCAATTCTAAGTCATTTAATCAGCTTGATACGGCTAAAAGGGTTCAGCTTCTTAATAGAGCCCTTGATGAGTTTGCCAACAACACAAAGGCTGTTGAGGCCCAGGCTCACACTCTTAATGGTGAAATGGTTAGGCTTAGAACTAATATGTCTGGTGCATTTAGCATAATGAGAGAGATCGGCGAAAAGATGATTCGCCCAGTTCTTCAGGTTTTGTCTGGCTTAAACCAATATATTGAAATGCACGGAAAGAAAATTTCCAAAAATCTGGCCCACATGATAGATCCGTGGACATCAGACATTAGGACAATGGTCACCACTCTTACGCAGATTAGAGACTTGAAAAAAGACCTGTCTAATACGGCAAGCCTTCTAAGCGCGACCGCTATCGTTCTTGGTCTTCACGAGGTTATGTTGCTTTTCGGAATAAGCATACCATTTATCTCTGCTGCACTGGCGAAGCTTGCTGGATTTATCCATTTTATACTTCCAACATTTGCTACTCTTACCGCTGAATTTGGGGCGCTTGCCGGAACTCTTACTTTCTTTACAAACTTCCTTGGTCTTGTTGCCTTATTGGTCTTTTACTTCCAGCTATTTAGCAGGGCATGGCAACACGCCAAAATTGACGCAATGATTGAAGTCGCAAACAGAATGGCCGAAATAACAGAGGTTTTCTCTAATACGAGTGGAATTATTGGCATTTTAGTTAATGCTTTTGATGTTCTATCCAGGTGGCTTTCGGTTCTTTTAAGGCCGGATAAGTTTCTTGGATTCATCAATTTGATAAGCCTTGGAATAGGCATAGTGGATGGATTTAACGCTGTTTTGGGTGGTTTTTTAATACTATTCAGCGGATTTGCTCTCGCATTTATGGAAATGTTCAATCAGCTATTCAAGTGGGTTCTGGGCCAGGGCTTTGATAAGAGTAAAATCGGAGAAGCATGGTCTTTCGGACAGCAGGAAATAGCCGATAAGATTTTTGGCAAAGTGAAAGAGCCTGGAGCCGAGGGCGTAGGGAAAAGCGTTGTTAATATGGATGTGAAGATGGAAAACCATTTCAAAGAGATGATGGAGCCTGACAGGGTTGCATTTACTATCAAGGATCAGCTTCTTAAGGCCAGCCAAAACAGAACTTCAGGCGCTAGGGCAAAATTTAAACCCGTAGGAGCGTTTTAATGTCTTCATTCGGATTTAATATTAAGGACGCTGTAGACAGCTCTGTTGCAAAGATAAAAGACCCATTCCAGAGATATTTTAGAACTCCCCTGGATATGAAGAGCGCCCTTGAGCGCAATGACTTCAGAGATGGCTTTGTAATTACGCCATATAACCGAGATGGAAAAATGCTTTCAAGGGATACTATTAGTCTTCGTGGAGACATGATGCCAATTGTGCCATTCACTTTTGGCGGTACTCAAAAGCTTGTTACCGACTATTATCCTGGCAATGCTGAGCCAACTGTTCAGGTATTGGGTCCACAGGAAGATGAAATTACGATAAAGGGAAGGCTTAAAGCCAAGCATTTTTCTGATGTTATTGTTGGCCAGGGCAGAGATCCAGACCTTACGGCAAGAATTAGAGAAATACCGCAGGAGTTTCAAAAGTCTATTGAGCTGATTCGTCTTAATGGTTTTCTAGTTCAGATTCAAATGGGCGAGTTTAGCCGGTGGGGATTTATTAAACAGGCCACATTTGACCTTAAAACAGTGGCAGACATTCAGTACGGGATAAGCTTTTTCATCGTTGGATTCAATAAGCCAAGAGATTATATAATTGTAAGTCAGAACGCAGAGCTTCCGTTTTCCATCAATAAAGAGCTGGTTAAGAGCGCGGCAGACTTTCAGGACAATTTTGGGAATGTTCCTCCTTCTATACCAAAGAGCCTTGCCGATCAGATAAATGACAATATTGCTGCTGCTGCCGAGGCCATAAACCTTGTTACTGGATTTGTGGACAATGTGCTTAATGAGGTGGATTCGATTAAGGACTCTATCTCGCGGGCACAGGGACTCATTAAGAACGCTAGGAACACTCTGACGACCCTACAGAGAAGAGTTGGAGGCATTGCTTCCTTCGGTACTATATTCCCAACTTCAGGCTTCCAGGCAGCAGGTGGGACGGGAATATCAAGCAGTTACGCAAACTCAAGCTACATATCCAACTTATTGTCTGGATCTTTTAGTTTGGTGGCTTTTTTGGCTGCCATTTCTCTTCAGTTAAATAAGTTTATTGAGAAGCTTCCAATTGCTCGTCATAGAGCTGCTTCTGGTGACACTTTGCAAAACATTGCCATCAAATACTATAATGATAGTTCTAAGTGGAGTGACATTTACGATCACAATAAGCTTCAAAGCACTACGCTTGTGACAGGAAGTATTTTAGAAATACCGAGGTTATAATGTCTGTATATTTTCCACAGGGTATCATACAGATAAGAGCGGTTCTTGAGGACTTCGGATACAATTCAAACGCCAGGCTTCAGGAGCCTTATGTCTGGACTGTTGTGGCTAGGCGGCTGCGGGTAAACCTTAATAATTATAAGGAAGCTGATACCTTCAGCGCCGAGATTGATTATAAGAATTTCCCATTTGACCCTAGAATAGTCCGGTCTTGTGGTGTCTCGATATACCTTGAGGACAAGAGGCAGATATTCGATACGGGTGGAAATAATGGCCTAGATCGAATAAAGCCAGGATATAAGAATATCGTTTTCCAGGGATTCGCTGATTCTGACAAGATTGAGCTGACCCAAAACAATAGAACTATCAGGCTTGAGGGAAGGGACTTTACTTCTCTTCTTATTGATAGGGAATATTTTGGCGACCCAATAGTTACAACAAAACCATTAGACAAGATTATCCAAGACCTTTTGAATCAGCTTAGAGAGACCAAAAAAGATCCAAATGACCCTGGATTGGGTCTTTTGCTTGATAACCAGACTGGAGAGGACTTGCCGGTTCTTGGTGGTGTGTCTGGCCAGAAAGAGGCTTTGGCTAATGTGTTTAATGGAAAAGGTAAAAAGAGCTATTGGGATGTCATTCAGGATCTTGTTAGCACAAGTGGCCTGATTGCCTATATTTCTTTGGATCGACTGGTGATAACCAAGCCGAGGAACCTATATGACAGAAAAAAGTCTAAGGTTTTTGTATATGGAAGAAACGTAAGAGACTTGAGCTATGAGCGAAAGCTGGGCCGCCAAAAGGGGTTCAATGTTCGCGTGGTTGGGGTTAACTTTGAGACTAAAGAGCTTATTTCGGCAAGGATTCCAGAAGAGGCAACTGAAGCATGGGCTGATGACATTGGCATAAAGAGAGAGGCTATTAGGCTTCCTGTTTCAAAGGCTCCAACTGCCGATCCAGATAATGACCCAAAAGATCCATCAAAAGGAGCTTTGCCAAAACCACAGCCACAGGGCGGCACTGTAACTAAGGATAAGGATATTGCTCCGTATATGACCTTCAGGATTCAAAACCTGACTAACAAGGAGCAGGCCGTAGCTGTTGGAGAAAAGATTTTCGAGGAGCTTGGACGCCAGCAGATTGAGGGTAAGCTTGAGACTATGGAAATGAATGTTTATACGCCAGAGACCAAAGAGCTTTTCGAGGCCACTAGGTTCAGAATAGGTACTCCAATTGAAATTAGAGTGGATCAGGGCGATTTAGAGGGTATTCCAGATAGGCTTTTGCCTGCGGCTCGTGACAACAATGTTGCAGACAATGCACAGCAAAGAGAGGCCAGGAGAAAAATAATTGCTCAAAGGCTTAGACAGAGGGGATATGACAGGCAAATAGCTGATGCTTTGGCCGAATCACTTACTCTTTTCGACACTCCATATTACGTTAAAGAGGTGGAGTTTCAGCTAGATCAGGAAAGTGGCTTCAGTATGAGTCTTGGTTTTATCAACTTTATTGAGATTCCAAAGAATCTGGCAGAAGGAAAGGTTTAATGGGCTCTGGGCTTAACTTATCAGAATTGGCAGAGATTTTCGACGACGGAAAGCTTCATTTGGCTGTTGCCAAGATTGAGCAGCTTGAAGTGGCTGCTGATCGGTCTGTTTTACGTTGTATGACAAGGATTCTGCCGGACGATATTCGTATGGTTGCAAGTATGTCGTGGGAGGCAGTTGGACCTAATGCGGGGATTTTTCAGTTCCCTAGCGTGAATGATCTAGTTATTATTGGATACCTTGATGGCCATGAAAACGATGCTTTTGTTCTAAAAAGGCTTACATCCAAAGAGGACAATATACCAATTCAGGCTCTTGCCGGACATTTGGTGCTAAAGGCCCTGGCCGGTAAAAAGAACTTTGTTAACTCTGACACTGAGATTAACCTGACAAGGGAAAATCCAGGAAATGAGCGGCTTGTGCTTGGGGATACGTTTAAAACGGCATATTCTACTCATTTGGATACTGATGCAAAACATAAGCATATTGGGAACTTGGGGTATTATACTGATATTCCAGATTTGGCTGCTGATTACGAGGCAATAAAGGCTAGTCCAGTTGATGACGCCCTTATGTTGTCGGACCTAAGCAAGACGGAGAAATAGATGGCGCTTACTCAGGCAAGTTTAAGTACAAAAATCCAGACTGAGATTATAGCATTATATGGAGTTGCCGATAATTCTGCGAGGCTTAAGGATTTTGCAGACGCAATAGCGAAAGCGGTTGTGGATGAGATTCAGGCTAATGCAGTTGTTAACGGAACAGTTACGGGCGGGGGAAGCAGCTCCGGCTCAGCAATAGAAGGAACAGTGACTTAATGGCTACAGTTGAAGAAGCTTTACTTACTGATTTAATACACAGGGCAGACTTTAAGGCCACTCCAGCGGGAGACCTTGAGATAGTTTCTGGTTTATTGAACTTAAAACAAGCACTATTCCATCGGCTTATCACATCCCCTGGGGCTCTTGTTCACCGGCCTGATTATGGAGTTGGAATAAAGAACTATCAAAACGCAACGAATACTCTGGACACTCAGCGAAAGCTTGCGACGACTATCGTCGAGCAGTTTTCAAGAGATCCAAGGATTAGCGAAGTCAGCGGAATAAGAATAACCAATGAAGACTCGAATCCTTCCAGGGTGGTAATATATGTTAGGGTAAAAGCTGTAGGATATGACGAAATTACCCTGGACTTTAAGCCCTTTGGAGAAGACAACTAATGGCAACTACAATCCCAAGTCAGCAAGACCTATATGATTTATTCCAGAATGAAGTTCAATCCAGAGCGCCAGAATTAACTGATTTTGAAGAGGGCTCTAAGCTTGATTCATTGGCTGGGGCGACTTCTGTTGGCGGCCAAGAGGTTTTGAAATCCCTTGTGGATTTATTTGCCAAAACTTACTTTTCAACGGCCAATGGGCCTTCTATTACAGGTGGTCCAGATGACTTGCAGACTCTTGCTGTTGACCATTTTGGTGATGATTTTGCTCGTCCAGCAGCAGCTCCCGCTGTGGGTATTGTTGGTTTTAGTCGCCCTGGCGCTGGGCCTTCGG